ACACGTTTTTCTATAATCTTATTACTCTGTTTAGTATCTCCAGAAACTCTTAATGTATTTAAGTTAATTGGTGATAAAAACAAAAATGCTCCACAAGATCTTCCACCTAATAGATATTGATCGTTTGCATCAAAGGACATTTTAAATGTTCTGTCTCCACCTAATGATATTAATTCAGATGTTTTTTGGAATGCTAACTGTTGTGTTGCTTTAGTAGAATTTACAGCTGAAGTAGAAAAAGAATTACCAATCAATGAATTAACACCGCTGTATACAAATGTTGTTCCAGTTGCATATGTTGATGTAATAGGCATTGTATAAATAGCATTATCAACGAGTGTTTTAATGTTATTTTTCTGTTCAGCATCAGTTACGTTGGTTTGATTAGCAACGTTATCTAAAAAGTCAACATATAGGTTTTCTAAATCTGGATGGCTTTTATGTATAAATAATCCATTATTGTAATTTGCAGCACCTAACGTAGCAGTACTACACACATCTACCATTGATTGTGAAAATTCAGGATCTAAATTGTTACCATTATTTCTACCGAACGTTCCAGTCCATATGAAATCAACAGATTCACCATTACCAGTGTGCGACAATATTGAAATAGTATTACTATCTACGTTCATATCAGCATAACTTAATGCGTATTCATAATTAGTTAATTTAGATACACCAGGTTCTAATAATGACTCAGTAACATACAATGGATTTTGATTTGCAATATCCATAAATCTAGAATATACAAATTGTCCACGTCTTTGTGCAGATTGATACGGTGCTTCAGCTAATAAATCATATGATGTAATAGATGAAGTATCTATATTTTGATATTGTATTGGAGCCAAATCGTATTTACCTTCAGATGTATAATAGTTATCAGATGCAACCTTAGGATCTATATTTGCTGTCCCAGAATCATTTACCATTACACCAAATCCATTATCTGTAATAGCATCTCCAGCTGCGCTGGATTTATACGCCGGTAAGTTTCTGTCACCGACTAATCTAGCCACTAATTCTAATTTAGTTGCTTTAGTGTTTTCTAATAAAAGCTTAAATGTCTTAGTGACAATATGGCCCTTTTTAACCGTTAAACTTGCAACCTCATCTGTATAATACCCTGCAAAGATTTGGTTCTTAGTACCATTGTTAATCACGGTCACTGTTCCATCTTCATCCATTACTTTAACGACCAGTTCACCTAATTCAACTTCTACAGTACCTTTTAGTTCAGCGATTTGAGCCTCTAATTGAGCAATCTTGTCATATACTGAAATAGGTTTTTGTTCATTAGATAAAAATCCTGATGCAATACTCGTCGCACTGTGTGCGTAATATTTTTCATTAGCGCTAAATGAATCATCAATATGTGAAAATACGCCTTTAGAAATTAATTCTTCAGATATTTTAACTGCTGCTGTTTCAGCTGAATTTGACATTAATAAAGTCTCTACATTAGAAGTGTCTATTTCAGTAATAGGGAAATCTATGGTAATAGCTTCTGACCAATCAGAGTATATTGGACTGGTTGGATAACCTGCCTCAGAGACAGACTTAACTCTAATTTCTATTAGTTCACCTTCATTAATAGGTAAATCTAATTGATTAAAATTAACCTCTTGTGCATCTTCTACTAAACTATCTTGCCATTCAAATTTACCAGTTTCAGAATTTCTATAGCGATCTCTTGGCTTAGTTTTAATTTCATTCCAATTAGAAAATACTGCAGTTTTTTGTCTAGTACCTTCAGTGAAAGGTAATTGTGTTACTTCACTAGCTTTACCACTAGTTGAAAGATATCTATATTGTAATACGAATTGAACAATATTTTGATCTAGTGTATCTGCAGTTTTCTTTGATGATGGTATTTCCCAAAATCCTCTAACTCTATATTTAGGTGCAATCTTAGTTACATTTGAACCAGATGCTAAAGATTGTATTTGATTTACAATACTATTATATAAACTAGTCTCACTTGTTCTTTGAGTAATTAAAGAATTTAATTCGTTTCTATCTTTATCTTTTTGAATAGTAGAATCATATTTCTTAGTAGACATTTCTGACCTCTTTTTAACAATAGTCTCGTCTAATTTTTTTATATTCTCTTCTACATTAACTTTATCAGCAGATAATTTTTTAATCTTATCAGCAGTATCATTAGCTGTCAGGTGAGCATTGATTTGCACAACCTTAAAGTTGTTAACGTCTAACGATGGGGCATCAGGTGTGATACCCTGTGTTGCCGGAGGAATAGAATCCTCTTTAAGCGCTGAAATATATTTACCAAAGTCTGCAACTTCAGCTTTGTAATAATCATCTAATCTTATTTGAGAACCATCTTCTTGAATGAGTGTTAATTCATTGGTGTATAAGCCAATTCCAGGTGACCAGTTTTCAGCCAATATTTTTGAATCAGGGTCAATCGCTTTAACAAATACCAATAATCTTTCATTAAAGCCAACATTGATATTAATATTTAAATTAGACTTATCATTTTTATATATGCCTAATTGATTAGAACCTACTTTAATAGATTCATATCCTTCTACCACCAATAATTCAACTTGATTAGTAGAACCATCAACTCTAGTTATTCTATATCTAGTATTTTTAGATCCACTCTGAACCATCAACTCATCTCCTATTCTAAGCATCTCAGTTTCCATAAGATCTTTAGTAGAATCAGTATACGTTAATTTATCTAGTGTGTATAATTTAATAGCTCTATTTTTAACAACACCATCAACAGTTACTTCTCTCTTAGAATTATTGATTTTTAAAACATCAAATTTACCCGTAAATTGAGCGCTTCTATATGGCAAGTCTCTTGTATCTTCGTCTAAAGTATATGATAAATTATTATTTGCAATATCTCTAATTACAGTTTCATAATCTAAACCGTCTTGGTTTTTAAAATTAGTATTGAAGTATTCAACAGTTGTTGCATTAGAAGAATTAAATACAATTCTTTTAACTAAAATTCTCTCAGTATTATTTGGTATTTGACCACTAACATTTATACTCGTTGTTAATATAGGATTTAAAAAATCTTCAAAAAAGTAATTTGGCTTTGTTGAAAAGTTTATAGGTCTATTAAATGAAGTAATATCATTTGCTGGAGTCTTTAGTGTAGAAGTTATGATATTTTGGTATGTACCATCCGGTAATTTAATTCTAGTATTACCTTTGCCTAAACCAGAGAGAGATTTTAAATTAGTATCTAATCTCTCTAATTCTCTTTTCATATAACCGAATGAGGGCACATATACTGTTTTAGAGCCTTCATCTGTTAGTATCTCAAGAGGTACATCCTTTTGATCAGTCGTGATCGCCTCATTAATTCTCTCAAATGTCTTTAAGGAATTAGAGTTAATTTCAAGTAGTTTCTTGAGCGAATTAGAAATAGAGTTATTAGTGTTCATATTATCTTAAAATATCAGCTTCAAATTGATAATTAGCAGGATCAATACATACTAATTCAATATATGGTTTATTTGTTATTAATTGACTAGGGTTTATATCAGCCACTAACACGTCATAGTTAGTAGTAGTGCTAGTCCAAATTTTAATATTATTACCTAACATGTTTATTGTGTCAAATACTATTTTAAATGTTTGTCCTTTTTTCCAAGATATAACACCGTCATCTATGTATATATTAAGATCACTTTCGGGATCATTTTCAATAAGACCGTTAAGGCTTAATCTATTAGAAAAAGATTCTAATCTAGACCAAATTGCAAACTTTGAAGCACCGGCTCCAGCTAAACCTATGTCAAACTTATTTGTTGTTGAAATTTGACCAGCTATAGCATTTCCAGTAATATTCCAAAGATATACATTACTTAGTGTATAACCGTCTATCGTACTATTGATTTTAATTTTATTAGGAATAGATTTATCGATTTCTGTACCTTTACCCGCAAATATAACATCTGTGTTATATTGTAATTCAACTGGAATAGAACCGTCTATTAATTTATTAATTCTATTATGAGCCTTTGAAATTAAGTCTAATAAAGAATTAGAATCTGCCAATTGAATTGAAGCATTTTGGAAATCTTCTTCTAATTCAGCAACTCTATTAATAAGAGATGCCGTATCTTCGCTTGCAGTAACTAAATTTTCTATACTATCTAATCTAGCATCTATGTTAGCATATCTGTTATTGGCTTGAATAAGAAGTTCAGTTGCATTCTCCAGCGCAGTCGTTGTATCCATGAATAAATCCATGGAGAATGTTGTGAAATCATTAACGCTTGTTTCAACACCTACGTTATCTAATGAAGAATTAAATTTAAGATTTAATTTTAATGAAAAAGCATTACCATTAAGACCTGTAACTTCATTCGGTTTATATTTAATTTGCTCGTTAATTTTAGAACCAGGCCCATAAGAATCTTGTATATCGTCTAATATTAAAATACCATACAAATTAGTCGCTCTATTTGCAGGTACTGATTGGCTATAAATGTCATAGTAAACTAAAATAGCATTAAAAGTAAACTTTTGACCTTTTTTAGCAAAATCTAATAAAGACTTAACATCAGGATTATTATTTATTTCTTCATAAGCATTGGCATTAAATTCCAAACCAACACTATTTGTCGCATTAGTTTGAATATTATAATATGCTCCACTATTAGAAGTATAATCATCCACTACCGTGTTAATATTAATATTAGGATCTGGGTGTGTTTGACCAGCTCTGCCTTCTATATAATCCGAAGCGTATAATTTAGTTGCCGTGGTATTATAATTACCCGGTTTAAACAATACAGTTGGTGTATAACCAACAGACGTTGGTACATTAATGTATACTTCGTGATATGTGTTACCTTGATATGCAACATCATTCTCTACGTCAATAGTACCTAAATACTTTACAACTCTATCATAATTATCACTCGCAAATGCTCCATTAACTTTTTCAGTGTAATTACCAAACAGTGTTTGATTTGAATCCGCTGCAACAAAATCAATTGCGCCTAAAGCAGATAACCATTTGAAGAATATTTTTTCAGCATCAGATTGTAAAATGATAGGATCATAATCGTCATCTTGCAACAGAAGTTCTTCTAAGTTCAGTGCATAGTTCTGAAATGTTTGAGCGAAGTCAACATTCGGCATACCAGGGACATAGTTTTGCCCTGAAGCTTGCTTAAGGTTTAATTCGAAATCAATTGTGTTAGAACCATTAACTGAATCAGTAAAATCTGGAAGATCTAATAAAGCATATTTACTAAACTCAAAATTTAAATCTGAACTGTTAAAAGCCCTAGTCATATCTCTCGCAGAAGATGCGAAAGCATACATTGTGCCGCCCATTGGCTGCGGTATTCTAACTAGAGGAGTTGCCATCTATTCTTTAAGTTTTGTTTTATACGATTGTTGTTGCGTGTGATGAAATAACGTACCATACGTCATCAAAACATCTTAGTGTTACTGTTGAGTTTAATCCATCTAAAGCGATTGATGTAGCTCCTAAAGATACATTTGCTCCCGGTAAAATTGATTTTGAATCAGAATCTACATTGATAATTGTAACTTCTTGACCATCAACAGCCTCGGGTAATGTAAAGTTTACATCAACAAAATAAGTAATAGCCTCTATAGAAGTAGGAGTTACTTGTGTAGTTGGTATTTCTTTAGTACCTAATACTCCGCTTTTAACCAAAGATCCACCAAGTGATACTGATGAACCGAATGTTGCAGCAGTACTAAATACAGCACCTAAATTACTTACACTTAACAAGTTTACACCTGCTTGTGAAATAATTAAATTTTCTGCAGTAACGCTTAGTAAACCCTCTAACGTCAATGTAGTTGGGTTTAGTAGTGAAATAACAGATGCCAATTCATCGTTTAATAACTCAAAGTTACTATTAATGATCGGTCTAGATGAAGAAACTGAATCAGTTCCTAAAATTTCAGTAATGTTTGCCATTTTATTGTTTTTATTATTTTACTTTTAACATGTTCCTTTTTATAAGGTTTTTATTACCATGTGTATCTTCCGCTTCCAATTGAATTGAATAGTATCCAGGTTCTTTGAAAATGTAAGTTAACCACATATTATTATAGTATATATCAGTGATTTCTGGGTTAGTTATATTTGTAATAGTCCATTTTGAATTTTTAGCACCTGGGAACTTAGAAATATCTGTAGAAATTGTAACATGAGTAGATCTTTCTACTTCCGCAAAATCTTTAAATATCTTAGTATCGTCAAATGTTGGATTGTAATGTTTAACATGTACTTCACCGCTTATATTAGAATTTGACGAAGGATTTATTTTCTCAATATAGACTTCTTCAAAGTCATATGTTTTTGAATATTCCCAACCCACGGCTAATATAAATCTAAATACATCGCTAACATCATTGTCATCAAGATCTTCAAACACTGCGTTAAAATTAAACTTACTAATTACAACGTCTTCACTTGCATTTAGCTCATCCATAATAGCAGTCCAACCATTTACGTCATTGACAGCAGTAGGAGTAGCATTAGTTATAACGTGTTCACCAAAGCTTATTGCTTTTGTTATTGGATCTTGAAATTTTATTACTAATTTATCACCCTGTTGAATGTCATTTATTTTAAAACTGGCCGTTAAATCTGGTCCAACTCTCATGAAGTCCCACGAAAGATGTTCAGTATCTTTATATCTGAATGTAGATTCGTCCCATTGGTATGGTCCAGTAGTCTCTGTAAAGCCAGTTCTAGAATAAGTATCAATATATCTTCTAACCGTTGAAAACCTTAAACCTTGATCTTCTTCCAGATGCACATAGTTCGCACGATCTAACGTTAAATAAAGAGTAGCAATAGCATCATCGATTTGTGTTACATTATCTTGAGGAGAATCCCAATAACCGCCTGAACCATTCCATGGTAACGATTTGCCGTCCCAAGTTTGGTTTTCTAACCACTTATAAATACCATATAATTCTAGTTGTTTTAATTTAACATCGATAAGGTCTTTATGTTTATAATAAGACATGTGTCCAAATAAATCGTATGTTCTCATTTCGACATCGTATAAATCATTATGTGGCAATATTAATGGGAAAACTAAATAATCATCAATAGGACCTCTATATGTTTTACTCCAACCTGTGCCTTTACCAGTAATTAACCATTCTATTTCATATACCCACGCTTTCCACCAATTATCCCATGTGACCAATAGTGTTTCATTTGGATTATGTGCATCTTCCCATGTAAATTCAGCTTCATCCCATATGTCATCAAACGATTCAGTTCCATCTAATAATACTGGACATCCTATAGGAATATTAGGATTATAAGAGTGTAATTCTCTATCATGATATGTTTCATAAAATAATCTAAAAGCATCCTTTAACTCCGCTCTTTCATCATATGTAAGAGTGCTTTCTTCTCCTACTTTTAAATTAAGAAATTTATTATAGTTATTAATAAGACTGTTTTGATCTAAAGATGGTTTTAAAACCATTGATAAATCCTCAACAAAAAGTTGTCTATCGTTTGGAAATATATTAAATTTAATAGTGTGACCTTCGCTAAAGAAATTAATATCATTTTGAATATTCCAAACGTTTATATTTCTTTGTGTAAAATAATCACCTTCAGCTGTGATATCTATTATTTTAGATTGTAACGGTAAATATTCTTTTTGTAATTTAGCCTTAAGTCCATATAATTTAATTAAAACCTCTTCGGGTGTATAATCAAATGTTTCAGTTACGTTAGGTATATCCCATTGATCATATGTCCCGTTAGGTTCATTTAATCTATACACTAAACTAAACTTACTTGTTTTTTTCATTGTACTAGAAGGCAACTTAAATTTAAGTTTCTTTCTAGTCATTTCACCTCTTGTAGAAGAATTAGCAACAGGTATTGCAAATAGTTTACCAAAGTTTTTTACTCCACTATCTACATTTAACCAATACTCTTTTAGAGTTAATTTATTATATCCAAAGAAATCGATTGCATTTAATATAGCTTTATATGTACCGACAAATGGTTTAATATTGTGTAACTCTAATAAAAGCTCTTTTCTTTTTCTATTTAGTAATTTATAGTCAGGCGACATTTCACTAATATCGTGATCTTTAAATAACATAAAGTCAGCTTCATCTAATGCTGCGCCGAAGTTTTGTAATAACACTTTAAGTCTTTCGTCCTCAGTAACTACTTCACCATATATTTCTATTTGAGCTATTAGTGTTTTACTACCATCCACACTACTATAAATATTTAATATTCTAGCATGTTGACCGGCTTGTGTAGAATTCAACGCTATATTTATTTGAATAGCAGAATTATTAATTGTATTAAGATGTTTAACATCATCAATGATTGAATCTACTGAGCTATAATCAATTAACTCTATCGATTGTGATTTTAATTCACTAATGACTGGTAAATTACCAGAATGATCTATGTCATATAATATAATAGATTTACTATTAAATTTATCAACCTCTTCCCATTCAAAAATAAGACTATCTTTGTTTACAGAATCAGATATAGGAAAATTAACTACACTGTCACCCCTATATACACATTCTTCTAATATAAAAAGATTAACTGTTTCGTATAGACCTGCAGAAACTTCTGGTAAATGAATAGTTCCAGTATATACGTCAAAATCATCCTTTTCAAAATTGAGATCGTATTCTAATCCTCTAAAAAATCTTAAATTGTTGTACATTATCTCGTTTCGTTATCGTCTTCTTTGACGGTATAATTTTTATAATTGTTAAGGTATCTGGTACCCTTCAATAAATATTTAATAGTATCATCCATAAATATTAGAAAATGCTGGATAGTCTCGTTTCTTTGAATGTGTCCAGAAAGAGATCTACCTATAAATTCTCCGGGTGGTAATTCTTCATACTTATAACCTGCGTTTAACCTAGAATCCTTTCTAGATTTTACAAAATCATATCTCTTACGTCTTCTATATCCTAATAAGTTGTCGAATAATCCCATTACTTAAGTGCTCTTCTATTTCCAGCTTGAACCCTAGTGTAAATTGTTTTAGGCACAGGATCTGCTTCAAAGTTAATACTAACGGCCGCTTCTGCATTCATTAGCACATCATCTTCTATTAAATCACCATCTCTGTCTAACCATCCACCTCTAAATACAGCAACTTCTTCTTTCTCCATGATAATATCTCCCCACTGATCTAAACCTCTCACGTGATCAGGTATTTGAGTAGATTCATCTACTGTTACTAGTTTAACATCTTCTATTTTCTTAAAGAAAACATATTTTTGTTTACCATTTCCTATAGTTTCTAGTGTGACAGGTTCTTGAGGTACTACACTGATATTAACAGATTCGTAATAACCTTGTCTTCTAGCGGTTTCTTCAGTTTCTGAAATAAATCTAATATTAACAGCATCTATACCTTCTATTTCTTCTAAGATATAAATAATATCAGATTTAGGTAATTTATCTCTTCGAGTAATATTTAATAAATATTCTGAAACTTTGGATCTAACACTATTGTATATTTCTTCTTTAGTGTAACCCTCAAAGTATCTAATATTAATATCCATACTATAGTGTCTAACTTGTGGTTTAACGAAAACGACTTCAGTTGTAACCATTTGTTGACCGCTATCTTCTAATACTTTATGCATAGCATCATACTCACCTTGATCTAAAAACATTTCTTGTTCAGGCATGCTAAAATAATCTTGATTTTTTGCTAATTTTTTCTTAGCATCTGGAATAGCAAAAATATAAATAACATTATCATCATCTAAATATTGATCATCTGTAGTATTATATGCATCTATATATGAGAACATATTATATCTAGATAAAAAGTATTCATAATTATCGGGTGTAGCTAGGACAAATGATTTACTAGCTAACGGTGTCATTATTTTAGTAAATTGAGTAGATTCTCTATCACTCCCCATTTTAGGTGAAGACGTAATAGTAACATCTAAAAATTCATTTAGATCATGTTCAGTTCCCAGTGAATCGGAACCAACTGCGTCCCATTTGATAGTTAAATCAGGTGAATCATCTAAATTACCATTTAAACCATTGTGTTTTACATATTCAACAACTATTGAAGCGCCTGCTGGTGGTATAGCACCAAAACTACCATTTCCAAAATAAATATCTAAACCTCCACTAATACCTGTTTTAACTAGATATGCTTTTTCTTCATAATTAATATCATATAAAGAATTATGTTTAGTCCATAACTCACCGTTTACGCTTACACTAATTTTACTATGATCAGTCAGACCGCTAGTATTGACATTATAAGACTGTAGTTTTTCACCAGTTGCAGTTAATGTTTGAGATTCAAATTCACCTTGAATTATAGAAGTTCTAAATGAATTAAAATTTGTTTTTTCTAGTTTAAATTTATCTATAGAATTTAATAGAGTGTAAGTTAAACCATTTATATCAAATTTAAGTTTAGCTCTACCGTCTATATTTAATGTGCTACCTGCAATTTTAGCCATATCTGCACCTGGTTTCCACCTAAAATCAATCTCACCAGTCGCTGCAAAACCTCTAGTTGCGTCATGACCGGTTAATCTAGACATACCATAAATAGATTCAGGTTGTTGTGCAGTATATATGTTTTGTTCAACGACAGAATCTTCTATATAGAACATAACTAATTCTACCATCTCAGATAAGACGCTCAGTATCTGTGCAAAAGGAGAAGCAACTGTAAATAAGTTGTTTGCTCTTTTATACACTCTAGAAATATAAGTTCTAGCGTCATTATTTATTTGACTAGCACTTGTTCTAATTGTATTTAAAAATTTTAATTCTGCCATTTTTTTGTATACTTTTTTATAGCATGCTTATTTTTATAGCATATCTACTATCTATTGTAATATCGATTAAACCAATATCTCTAACTTCACCCTTTAAAAACTCAACATTAACATCTATATTGAATTTTTCAGCTAATGGACAATATTGATTTATTTGTTCAATTATAATAGATTTCACATTATATGCACTTGCGTTGAAATCATATATAAGTTTTTCTAAATCACAACCAAATCTATAACTACCCATCACTTCACCTGTATTAGTAAATAAAAGTGTTTGAATTTGTGTAATCAACATTTCTATTTCACTATTAGTTTGAACTTGATACGGATCGTAATTAGGATCAGTCGGATATTTTATGTATAATTCCATTTATATATTTATCTTGTTTATTTACGAATGCATCATCCAATCTACACCTTCGTCTCCCTTAATCTCTTCTTCTATAATACTAAGTTCATCATCTCCCATCGACTTAATAGCATCATAATCAAAATCGACATTACCAGGTAAAGCAAACTTAAAGATTCCAAGTTTAGTACCGATAGATTGTTTAATTTTAGCGCTAACATATCTAAAGAAAATCTCATCTTCATATAACGCACAATCAGGAATAGTTTCGTAAATCTCCAGAATAACATCACCCTTTGGCGTATCTCCTAAAAACTTAAGTTCACCAGTTAAACTGGAATATGCATAAGAAATGGGGTTCTCTAGGATCTGTCTAGACAAATCTGCCATTGAAGCATTCAATACATAGTATTGCAATTCTTCTGCAGCCTCAGCCATTCCAGAACCTTCATACATACCTCTAAACAACATTCTCTCCATTGAGAAGTCACCACCAGACTGGAATCTAAGATCTAATCCGCCTCCTTGACCATGAAAGCCAGACATTAGATCATATAATCCATAAACAGAAAATACTCCACCTCCACCGTCTAAACTTGGTCCTGGTAAATTAAGAGTTCTGTGAGATTTAAAATAATCACTACTAAATACGCTATTTGGAATATGGTATAAATTCTCTTTTACAGAATATTCATATTTTTTATAAAACCATTTTTTAGCTCTCTTAATTATATTAATAATTTCTTTTTGTGGTAAATTAATAGGAACCATACATGCTCCTGTGATATCGTCACCTAATTCATCTAGAAATGCGTTCAAACAGTTTGCATCAAATTGTCTTCCGGTTGTCAAGTCGTTATTAGACCCGCTTCTAATTTCACTCATTATATTAGTTTATTTTTTTACTTACTACTATTTCAGTTTCTTCAAATCTAGCGTCTTTACTTCTAAAGCCCTCTCTAAATATTCCACCTATCATTTTACCTTTAAACATAGTGTCTCTTCCGGCAACATAACAGTTAGTTAATTCACAACTTCCATGCGTATAACATGATTCTACTTTAGACTCCTTTACTTTAGTACCTTTATATAGACTGCACATCATAACGGCAGAACCACTAACTTCACAATTATAAAAACTACAGTTAGTTATATTACCTGTTAATTCACAGTCTATAAATTCAAAATTTTCTAGTAAATAAACAGTTGGAAACTTTCCATCTTTCACTTGAACTGCACCATAATCTGAATCATAGTTTATAATTCCGGCTTCCATAGAACCATTGACCAATAAATCAACAACTCTATGTTTAAATCTTTCCCAGTGTACATTAATAATAGTAGGATTACTTTGTAAATCTACTAATATTTCTATATTAGGCCAATGTTTATTGACATTAGTATAATTTTTAAGTGCCTCTGAAATAGGTTTATTTTTATTTAAAATTCTCTGAAGTTCTATTTTATTTTCAGCTGTAAATCTAGGATCATTACAAGAATGCCACATTTGCATTAAAAAACTCTCAGTTAAATAAAGTATATTATCAACTTTCTTTTCATAATTTTGACCTCCTAAGTATCTGAATTCTAAATAATTCTTTTCCTTCTTTGAAAAGTTTATTCCATAGTATTTAGTATCGGCAAATTTAAAATTATTAGATGCAATTTGATTTGCGTCAAAATGAAATGCTTCCCATTTTGGCATTACCCATTTAACACTCTTTGCGTATGCGGAATTTTCTCTATTAGGAAAGAATTTATAAACTTGTTTTTCATCAAATTCTAAAATAAACTTAAGAACGTTCATTCTAGAAATAAGATCTTTATCTTCTAAGAATTTTTTATCGAATGATAAATTAACATGAATTGATGCTCTATCGTTAGTGTATCCGTTTTTAGATATCCAATCTAAAACTTTGTTTACAACTATTCTAGCATTTCTATACGGAATAGGTCCTGTAACTAGTTCCATTAGACCTTTTCCACCCGACATATCTGGTTCTATTTTAAATTCTTCTGCAGATGGTTGGAAATCCGAATGAGCTTTGTCTTCCAACCTAATCTTACGATCTAGAAGCTGAGCCAAAGATTTTTTGGTAGCTTCTAGATCGATATTAGAATAGAATTCAAATTCAACACCCATAAGTGCTGCATTCAAAATTGATTCCCTTGAAGAATCTATATTTAATTTTTGCATATTAGATTATGATATTATCGTTTCAATATATATCACACTCTCGTTGCAATAGTTATTGAGGCATCTTTAAAAAGACTTTCATTGAATCGACATCGATTCTTGTAATTTGAACAGTGATCTTATCACCGGCCTTAAATACACTCATAACTTCTTCACTTAATTCGCTTACATGTAACAGTCCAGTAACGCCCTCTTCTATTGTAATGAATAGACCATAGTCTTTTTTAGTCTTAACAGTAGCTTCTATTACAGAAGGAATGGTGTATCTTGATGTGATATCGCTCCATGGATTTACTACGATATTTGCTTTCTGTGTTAATGTAATTTTTGTATTACTTATGATATCTTTTACCATAAAAGATATTTGATCACCCGGTTTAATTTCTCTAGCTTTAAATTTAGCTAAAGTTTCTTCGTCTAAGTCATTATTATGAATCATACCGGTTAGACATTTATTAAACTCTACAAAAACACCATATTTTGCAGTTCCTGTTACATTTCCGGTAAGAGTTTCGCCTTGTGTTTCTTTTAATGACGATATTTCATTAGGAATTAACGCTTGTAAATATTTTCTATGAGAAACTACTAATGTGCCTCTTTCTGGTGAGAAACTAACTGGCACAACATATAGTTCTTTACCAATGATGGATGAAAAATCATGCAGTTTATTAATTCCAGCAAGTGATCCTGGCATAAAACACTCAATACCTTGAATCATTACCATGTAACCTCCATTTTCAATCATATGCGTTACAGTACCCACCCATGCGGTTCCACCTGTTTCTACACCTTCTCTAAGATCCATGAATACGCGATGTTTAACACCTCCGTGAATTGATCCTAATATATGTGAGTTTTTAGCAAGTTGAGTAATTAAAACAGATGTTTCATCGCCTGGTTTTAATGCTTGTATATCAGCAGGTTCTTTATCATATTTAACGTATATTAATTCTCTATAACCAATATCAACACTAATAAATTCAGAACTTACTCCGTAAATTTTACCTTCATGAATTTCACCTACATTTAGTTTAGTAACTAATTGACCGTATTTACTGTCAAATTCCGTTAGTAGGTCATAAAAATCTTGTGCGTAATCTTCTCTAGAAAAAACTTTATCTCCTCTTAGAGTTCTGATATGTGGATTGGGTTTTCTTGTTTTAGATGGGCAACTAGCTTCATATGCGTCCCACATAAATTCACCATTTTCATCGTAATAGGATTCGGTGACATCCTGTAAATCTTCTTGTGAATTTTCAACTTGATTGTTTACTTCTTCGATTTTAGTTTCCTCGACTTTAACTTCGCCAATTCTAACTCTTTTGTTTTTTTCGTTGTTCATTTATTTTTATATTAAAGGTGTAACATAATATATATCCAATTAATTATTAGAATACCACAGGTACAAAACCAACCATAGGTACTGGACCCACTGGTGTAGGTATACCTCCTAAATAAAGTAATTTAAATTCCAATAAATGCAAAGCATATGCTGCAGCGACCGCAGTAGAAACCGCAAGTGCAGGTGGCATTGGGGCAGGTAATACACTAAATGTTTTGCCAGTATTCCAAGCCTTCCTTAAATTATTAGCTAATCTTTTTTTACTACCATAATATAGTGGTATGTAGATACCTGTTAATGGCGGAGGAATTAACGCAGGTAAAGCGGATGGAGTTGGTGCAAAAGGTTTTACTAAACATGCATACCAGTAAGCAATAGTAACGGCTGCCATTTCTTCATATGGATCGCCACCTGGCCAATTATAATTAATATTAGAGCTTGGTTCAATAGCTTCACATTCATCGGCTACCTTTTTTGCATCTAAGGCTTCTTTCATTTGAAACTTAAATAAAGTACCCCCTAATTTTGGATCTATTTTTAAAAGTTCTTCGCCCGGATCAGACGCTCTAGAAGCTTGTCTTATTTTATCTTCAGGTACTTTTCTCCAATGATTTTTCCATTCACCTTTTTCATATACGGTTTCAATCCAATTTGGAGTTTTTATCCACTTAGGTGCAGAAACAGCAGATCCATTAAGATAAGAAAAAGAACCTTGTCTTAAACCAGGATACCAGCTAAAAGTAGCCACTACATTAGATGTTAATATCTTAGGTCTTTTACTTGGATTTTCAGGAGGATCATGATCAAAATCATATGCTACTTGAATTTTCCATTCATTTAATGGACACTCTAACGTAGGTCCATTACCTTCTATACCAGCTATAAATAAATCACTCACATTATCTGCTAAAGATTGCCAGTTATAACCGGCTGCTGTTATATCAGCCCTAGTTTGTGTACTAATATTAGGATATGGTTTGCCGCTTATTGCTAGAGTACTATCTTTATATTTTTTAGAACCTAAACATTCTGCCCATAGTTTGAATTCATCTTTATCATTAGATGTTTTATATTGTTCTATTAATCTAGCCGCAAATAAATTCTCTAATTCAACTTGTGTCTCGTTGCCACTTAAACATGGAAATTCAAAAAATCTAAACTTATATAAATCCCAATATGAATCGTTCTTCTTCTCATCTACAAATTTATCAAACTTTTTATCTAGTTTCTTTTGTTCCTCGACAGGATCTGGCGGTTCGATAGGCCCGGGACAAAAATCAGCATAATCTGGATGAGATTCTTTACCTTGTTCTATGACATTACCGTTCTCATCCTTTTGATCCAATAAAGGTATATCACCTTCTTTTAATAGTCTTTCAAAAACTAAACCATAACCTTGTTTTAAAATAAATTCGGCAGCAGGATTATTAGTATGAACTGCACCGAATGGAGTTTGTGCTAAACTTTTAGTAGCTTCTAAATATCTTTCAGCGACTCTTACACCAAAATCATATCTTCCGCTTAATGGTGATAAATTTATAGCATTAATCATTGAAGTAGGATCAGTTGTTAAATTTGCATTAACAGGATTTCCAGGCTTAACAGACTCTATCAACTCTTTAGATGGTGGAAAAATAGGAACTTGATCAGTTCCAACTTTTGGGAGCTCATAAGAAACCATAGCTCCACCCGGTTTAGTGAATGACTGACCTGCTATATCAGACGCTAATGCTGGTATGAATGTTGGCCAAAGTGCAGGCATGTTTATTTATTCTTTTGTTGATAATTAATATGAGTACTAGATAATTTTCCTACAGTTGCAGGTGTAGGTGGCATAGGTGGTCCAGATGGCCCAACACCGGTTGGGTGAATATGTGCGTTATAATCGTCTAACCACATTTGTAGCCAATCTTGTAAAGATTGACCTCTTACTGCTGGTTCTGTTTCGTCTGCTCCGGGTTCACCTGTATTAGAAACAAATATATCACCACAATCTAAAAACATTTTAGCATCTGTGCTAATTTTAATAAAACCTTCTTCATCAATTTGAATCATTGGTCTTTCTTTAGCTCCTTCACCTCTTGTAATAACTAAGCCATCTTCCGGTGAGTGATATATTCTTAAATTTCTTTCGGCATCATAGACTAAACTTATGACGTCATGCGGTGCGTCAGACGCTTCTAAAATATCTGTTTTAAGATCTGTGTTTTGATCAACTTGAAACCAATATTCTGGATGGTAAATATTACCATTATCAAATCTAACGGCAACAATATCACCAACTCTAGGCACAGCATGCGAACCCACTTGATCTCTATTCATTGGGGTTGCCCATGGAATAGCATCATCAGTTAGTTTATCAAATTTACCATAAACTTTAATCTTACATCTACCGTTTAAGAGAGGATCTTCGTTTACAACTACTTCTCCCAACCAGTGTGAATCTCTGAGATTGTCTAGAAATAATTCATCCATTATGAGTGTACGTTATCGTTAATATTGTTATCGGGTGTACTGTCTACTCCCGGATCATATATTCTACTAGGACTTATAGGTTGATCAGTAGTTTGTTGAATAGGATCATAAACCCTATCATTTAATTTATCATCTGGGCTACTGTCTACACCAGGTTCATATATTTTTTCAGGAGTAATATTACCTTTCGCTGGTTTTTTAGATTTTGTCTTGAATAGTTGTCCTGCTAAATTAGCAATACCATTAATACTACCAGCTTCTAACGCAGAATTTATATCTCCTAAAGAACCCAAACCTGTGCCAGCTCCATGAACATTATCTAATAAAAGTGATTTTACTTTATCCATACCCGCATTAGCAATTGTTGCTGCCGCACCTGTCAATCCTTCCGGATAAACTCTACCTAATGGATTATTACCTTGTCCCGGTAAACTATTTTTTAAGTTATTAAATCTATTTACTAGAGAACTTGCTAAACCATTCACTTTATCACTAATAGCATTCTGTGCGTTTGCTAATGGATTAAATGGTGTATTTGGATATAAACCATCTTCTGGTTTTTTTGGTATAAGATCTACTTTTTCATCCTCTGTAATATTAGGTCCAAATTTAGAACCAGATATGTGCGCATGTTGCCATGAAAATGAAATTTTAGGTTTTTTTAATTCCGGCATTTTAGATGCATCAGCAAACATATCAGCTATAGAATCTGTTATCCACTCACAGAAATCTAATTCAAACATCATGTGAGGTTTTGATTCAGCATTATAATTCTCAACCAACTTATTGTCAAATTTACTAGATTTTCTAGAAATATCAGTTTCACTACTCTTTGCCCTAGGAATAAGTTCAATATCTGACCCTGCTTTATTATCTGGCATCGTCGTCCCGTATAAATTTAAATCCCTGGCTGCAGTATTTTGTTGGAATGTTCTAACTTCTGACATTACAATCCACACTCTAAAATATCTTAGATTTTTTGGTAAAACTTCAACATATCTTTGATAGTCATAAACAGCCTTTCTATATAGCATCATAAGACTTATTGCAGTTAATTCTACATTTTCCTCTAAACACTCAATGTCTATTTTAGGATTTTCTGCACCGTGCCATGGCTCTTGCATTTTACCATATGTCTGTGTTAACTCCAATCCAGATATTTTTTGCCAAAACCATGGCATATCTTTATTGATTTTCATTAAAACTTTTTTAAACGCAGCTAAATTTCCAGCATAGTTTGTACCGGTCACTGGATCTACAAATTTTTTCAAATAAGCTTCTGCTCTACCAGATAATAGTGGAGAATGTTCAGGATCTACACTGTCAAACATAATAAAGAAACTAAGATAAGTTGGATCTTCACTGATCATTCTTAACCTAGTACCCTTTCTAAATTCATTAATATGTTTAAAATCTGACATATGTTATATATTCTATTTTCTTTACTAACACAAAACTTAATGTCTTATGAAGGTGGATTGATTAAATTCTCAGTCCTCGTTGGCCACTCTCTTCTTAATAAAGTTATAGTTTGCTTAGTCTCTCCATCTTCAGTTCTATATACAATATTCTCTATTAAATAATAACCTGACAAAAAAGTATCAAGTGCTTGTGAAGGACTTCTTTTACCTTCATCAGTAATGCTTTCAGTATCTTCACCTAAACCGAATGGTTCATCACTATCCATGCCTAATTCTTGTTTATCTCCTTTAATTCTTTCATTTTGCTCTATCGCTTGTGAATCCATTAAATACATTAATACGGGCACTTTTTGATACTTATATAAAGAAGGGTTAAATGAATTTAGAGTAACTTCCAATTTCATTTTTTGAGTTTCCATTTCATTTTGTTTATTATGCAATTGCGCAAATGCAGCATTAGGATGAACATTACCTAAACCATCTTCACCCGCGTTTTGTCTACCGATATATTTGTATTTTATCTGAGAAGTGTGTCTATCATCATTCCTATTACCCCTCAATGGTTCTTCTAATTCCTTTAAATCATTTCCACCTAAAGGTTCAATTCTAAACTCTTGTTTTTTATCTTCGCCGTTGTCATCATAAATTGTAATTTCCCTAGCATAACCAGCCGTAGTACTAATAGTATTTGAATTATTTATAATTCTATGAGATTCAATAAAAGCATTATTACCCATAAACATTATATGGTTTGTCAACAACAATGGTACTTCTATATCATTACCAGTTCCACTTTCTTCAGCATTTTTTGCAGATTCAGCGTCAGGTGTCATTGACTCGGCAGCAGATGCAAGTGATTCAGCAAACTCTTCAATGGGTGGATTAGGAGAATTAAATAATGCATTAACATCCACATAATTCATATAATAATATGAATCTATCCAGAATTTTTGAAATGATTCTTCACCAATATAACTTTCCTTTACTATTGATTTTATAAAATCTAAATACGGAGTAAAGGCCATAATTCTAGCTTGCTTATCATCAGCCGCATCTATATTAGTTGCTAATCCAATACCTAAATCTCTAGCTATTATTTCCATATGTTCTAAAGAATCTCCAGCTTCAAGACTAACACAATCTTCAGCATATATTCTAGGTACTTTACAAAATCCACTCATACTAAATGTAGCAGGTTCTATATTACCTTCTTTAGGTGCAGAAGATGAACTTATATCAAAATCCATATGAATAGATTTAAACGTTTCTTGATTTTTCGAATTAATCAATATAGTAAAATAATCACCATCTCTTGGATAACTACCAACCGCAAATTTACCCGCACCATCTCTTAGTGTTAATTTACACGTCGGTAAAACTTGAGTTAAATTAAGTTCAAAAAATTCTATATCTCCGGGGGAAAATTGATATCCATTAACTAGAACCATCGGCTTAAGAGTAGCTATAACGGTGGTCTGCTTGAATTCAGCGTCATCTCCCTCTTCTTCCGCAAGAGCATCGATTTTTATTTCCATAGGCCTAATACTAGGCTCTACTACCGCTAATATATTGTTAGATAATTCCATATTTTATTATTTAGAACAAGGTGAATCCGAACTGTCAGTTCCTCCCCCAGAGGTATTATTTCCTGTAGATGTAGGTCCCGAACCGTCAGGCATATTTCCGCCTAATATATCGGCTTTATCTGATTTACCAGAACCACTTCCATTTAATCCAGCACCGCCTATTGATCCAGCACCACTTCCACTTGATTTTATGTAATTACCGCTATTTTTAATAAGAGCATCTTCATACAATGAAATGTTCGATCCATTAGAAGTGCTATCACCGTTAGAAGTGCCATCACCGTTAGAAGTGCCATCACCATTAGAAGTTCCGTCACCATTAGAAGTTCCGTCACCATTAGAATTACTATTTAAATTATCAGACGTGTTTATAACTAATACATCTTCATCATTTAAATCGATCGTATTTGTAGAAAGTTCTCCTTCTCGTATATCAGATAATATAGAATTAACCACATCGTCAGTCTGTACATGCATACCTAATCTAACATTTGTACCATCAAATTGATAGGTCTTTTTGCCTAAAGGAATAACATTAGGTGGAAGTAAAGCCTCTTTATTATATTTTTTCTTAAGAGCTTCTAATCTTCTTTGATCAGTTTTACTTAAGCGCTTAGTATCTATGAATTGATTCTTAATAGGATTGTCCTCGAATGCTTTAGGAGATTCCAATTTATAATATGCTATAGTGTCTATAGGTATCCAAAGAGTTTCTCCAGGACTAAGAGAGAACGGATCAGATACACCATTGAATTTTAAAATAATATCTAAACCATCAGTAGTACCATAATGTTCTACTGCAACTCTATCCGGTCTAACAACGTCATCATCTTTAACAATGTGTTTAGCGATCATGTATGACTCACTAGGACTCAAACTTTTAAACATCATAGTAGGTTGCGCTAAGAATAACTTATTCTTATCACCGTTGAGTTTTTTAGATCTGAATACTTTAAATTCCATATATTAGTATTATTTTATCCAGCAGACATATCAGAAAGTCTACTCATATATGCTTTATTTGAGATATTTTTACCATTTTGGCCATATGCATCTACATTAAGCATTGCATCTATATCTATATTTTCTCCATCACCCCATTCAGGTTGTAAATACATTCTACCTCTGCCTGCGTTAAACATAGATTCTATTTCTGTTTTATCTCTAGGTCTACCGGGTTTAAGTGTTATATCAACTTTCATTTTAGTAGGAAACCCTTCAAAACCTAGAGGACCTTCAAAGCTAAATTCAGAATCTTGTAATGCTAAGTTTCCACAAACCATTATTGGGTTCATTGGATTTCCTATGGTTAAATGCCACTGACCGGTTGGATCACCTGTTAAAAATGCTTTAATAACATCACCACCGGAAGGACCGCCCAACATTTTCATTAAACCACCTCCGACAATATTTTCTAATATGCTAGAATCACCTAAAATTTTATTAATTCCTGCTCCATTTGCAACATTACTTGCAGTTTTCTTAAGTTGATCCATAAAGTTACCTCCCATGCCCGCTAATGTATCAGCGATAGAACCAATATAACCTGCATAATCACCTTTTTCTAAAAGCGATGTATCACCAAATGGTTTTCCAGTTTTACCACTACCACTGAATCTGGTAGCACCTCCCCAAAACGGTGCGTTGT